CCGCTTAACTGAAGACCAGCCTGTCCTACTACTGATTGCATTGGGTTGTATCTTGCCATAATATTCTCCTTATCGAGCCATTACGAGGGCATCAACTTTATCCGCCCCAGTTACGCTCACGGTTGTACCATCTGATGTGGTATATGTAATTCGTGTTAAAGCCCCAGCTATAGAACCTGAAGCTCCACTAAATTCACTTAAATCATTTAATATTAAATTAACTCTTACTAGATTTGTAGCATCACTGTCAATAGCTGACCCGTAAGAAAAGCTAACATCTACAGTATCCGTTCCAGCGTCGAATCTTGACGTACTCCAACTACTTACTAAATACGCTGAGTTGTTTTCAAAAGCATCAGAATCTTTATTCCCAACTCTTACATATCCAGTAGCAAACAGCTCACCTTCTCCACTTTTATTTACTACAGATGAGAATGTAACTGTAAATCGTACAGAAATCCCAACAACATTACCTATATCCAAATCATGCAAAGAATCACCTTGGTTTGCACCAGAGCTAGTGGTATCTATAGCAATACCATAAGCTGGTGATGAACCTAAAGCACTACCTCTTTGAGATGAATTTGCGTCAGAAAAACTCGATGTTACATCAGTGGTGTCTAATACATCTCCGCAAAATATATTTGCTGTTGGCGTAAATCCTGTAGCTGTTTTATTTTCAGCTGACAACTGTAAAGCCTGGTCACTGGCTACATTACCTACATCAAACACCTGTACATTCTTTGGTATGAGCATTACATCATAATTAGCATTATCGTAATCAAGATACCCAGCAGTTGTAAAATCAAATGGAGTCCCAAGCGTCAATAAAGAAGCTGGTATAAATTGCATTTGTTTAGCATAGTTAAAATTAACTCCATCTTTTGTAAAAGTCAATGAATCTGAAGATAATTGACTGTATTGAGTCGCAGAACTACTAACTTTAATTTTAGAATCAGCACTTGAAATCTCAACATTACCAGCTTTTAATCCAGAAGGAGTGGTTTCCCATCCACCTACACGTTGTTGAGTACGACTATACAAGTCGTTTGTCCGTTCTTTACGGTCTTGGGCTGCTCTTAAATTTGTATTTACTACTGATGACATATTAATTATTCACCTCTGTTGAAGGAGCTTTCATTCTTGTTCTATAAATGACAGTAATATCATTTATCGTATAACTACTAGTACCTGCAGGTGCAAATTTTAATTTCAAAGTATTACAAGTTCCAATAGCAGAAGCATCTATATTTACTGTACCTCCAAGAGCAGCTGTTGCCCATGCATTTGTAAGTGTACCACTAGTGCCTGTTTTACCATTTTTATAATATGTAGTTACAACATTTACGCCAGTATCTGCAGTGACATAACTGACAATTATTTTTTTTATCCTTTTAAGTATTGCTGGATTACCAAAATCAAAATCTTTTGTAGTAAAATTCCATGAACCAGAACCTTGTGCTGGAGAGTATTTTTGAACACCATTATCTTCAAGCCATATACATTCATCTGCATTATTTTGCATATTACTAGCAGGGTCTCCAGTATATGAACTAAATTCAGTAAAAGACTTTGTAGGAAAATCATAAATCAACATATCAGAACCAGCCCCACAATTTTGAATAACAAGTAACTGTGAATCTGGTGGATAATATCCAACAACTGGGTTAGTTAATCCTGTCATTGGAGCTGTATTTTTATCCAATTTAGCTGATAATTCTACTAATCCCTGAGATGGAGACCATGCATATATACCAGTTTTTCTGGCCCAGCAGACTCCAAATTCTGTTTTAACTATAGCAGATGGTTTGTCAACTCCGAGTCCATTATGAGTTGATTCTAAAAACCATTCAGCATCATTGGGAGAAGTAACATCTATTATATATAAAGTGCTTTCTTTAAAAGCTAAAATTTTAGTTCCAAAAGATTCTAATGCAGTAAAGTTTTCACCATCATTAATACCTATATCAATAAATTGATTAGGCGGAAATGTATCATATTTACCGATTGGAGTATATAATATTCTATCTGGCATTAACTTTGTTTCAGCTCCACCAATAGATGTATAATAATTAACATGAGCAACAAATGTTCTCATATTACAAACTGTAGCATCTTTATAAGATAATCCCCCAGCTTCACCAAACGATAAGTGCCCAACATCGGGACTAAATCCATTTATTGATTCATAAGTATCAATACTAGGCCCCTTCATTTCTAATGCCGCTGTATTTCTCCAACTATTGCCAGTTGCATTATTCCATACAGTAAACGTATCTCCAAAATCCTTTCTAACTCCACGCTCCCAATCCATATCAAGAAACAAAGTCCATAAATCAGTACTATCCTTTTTTCTTATGTAGACTCTACCGCCTTTAATTCTATGCGGGAAATCAGTTCCACCGGTCATATTATTTTCTATTCCAACTAAAACATTAGTAAAATAATTATTAGTTGATAAAGCAACATTTCCGCTATATTCTGTTAATAATGATTCCTGGTCTCCCTCATAAACAAATGATTGAGCAAATTCATATGTAGTCGCTTCCCACAATCCATCATCATCAGTTGTTTCTACGGTTACATCTACATCAAAACCAGCTCCCGCAGAAGCATATTGAACACTACCAGTGGTAGTGACATCTCCTCCTGTTGGAGCAGCTAATTTATTATCAGCAGTAATCCAAGCGTCTACGGCTCCTCCTGGTATAGTTCCAACTTTATCAACATGACCAAACCATTTGGTTGTATTACCAGTCTGACCATTCTCTGAATCAGTAACTCTTAAAGCTCCATCAACATAATAATAAACAAATTCATCTCCACCGTGGTTATCACCCAAATCAAAAGCAGCTAAATGATTAGAAACATCTCTAATACCACCAGTATTAAATGGGTCTTCTAAAATATCAACTTCACTACTCGCAACGTCACATACAGCAAGTAATTCTATGGGTACTGTTACACTACTATCAACATCTTTATCAGCTTTAAAAAGAAATAAACCCTTACCTGATGTCATTGAACCCGATGCTCTTGATGTTACAGTAGCTTTAGCAGTTCCATTAAATATTTGACCAGTTTTATAAACCTGCATACCACTTATTTCTGTAAGTTCATTATTACCTACATCACGCGGGTCAAACTTAGTATTTAAACCACCTGAAAAATCTGATATCTGTAAATATTGTTTAGGCATTATTTCTTTAACTCGAAGTGAACTAAATCATCGAATTTGTTATCTTTGGTTTGCGTATCCATATCCCAGTCGCCGCCCCATCTTATCTTTAAACCCATCTGCTTCGCTGTTCCTAATACGTATCCTGCAAAGTAGTGAAATCTGTCACGGTCATTCCAATCTATCGGGTACGGCGCAACATCCACAGCAACACTCGGAGACGCATTATGTTTACCATAAGGGAACTTGATTTTACTATTTCCTTTATTATATGCTTCATCTTGTTTCTTTTGACCCCTATGTCCTTCTATAATCGTACAGTCAAAGTGTTTAACAACCTCATTGAATAATCCGATTAAATTTTCATGACAGGTATGAAGTTTAGATTTACTTTTTATGCTGAACCTAGGCATCTTCCACGTTCTTTTTGAACTCGGAAAACCATACATCATCCAACTTATTCTTACTTGATTTTACTAGCTTTCCGATTATTTGAATAGCAACTTTCTTTAATACCGCTTCGCTAACTACAGTTTTAAGTCCTGTAATTACAAGCCCTCTTACAAAGGGTATGTATAGGCCACCACCTATTACAGCAAGTGTTCCTACAACACTTACCCAATGACTTTGAATCCATTCCATTACGCATCTCCTCTATATAACCATCCGATTAATGAACCGAATACAAGGGCTACAAACGAACCAACAGATTTAATTGCTGTAGTTTGCTGTTCTAACCATCGAACCCTACCATTCTGTTCCTTTACTAAAACTTTAATATCATCCACAGTTTCTTTAATATAATTAATGTCACTATTTTGCTTGGCGCTCATAATGGTCAATTCCTCTAGTCTAGCTTGGGTATCTGTTCTCCAATTGTCCACTTGATTCTTATTCATTTTCCATTTATCCTGCCTTTTAAGTATGCTAGGTCGTCTGTAACATCATTTAATT